GAAGAAGGTCAACGGCGATGCGGCGTATGACCATTATTGGTTTTCTGATGAAGTTACCGGTGAGGTTCACCGGGTCGAGCCTGAGTACGCGACAATGTCGCGACGTCCAGGTATCGGGACCTCTTGGTTTGAGAAGTTTGGATCGGAAGTGATCCATTCTGATTCTGTTGTTATTGGTGGTGTGGAGGCTAAGCCTCCGCGTTTTTATGAGCAGAAGTATGATGCTCTTGATCTAGAAGCTGTTAAGGGATTGCGCGATGCTGAGGCACGTAAGCGAGATTCTGATAACACTCCCGCTAGGCTGCGCGAACGGGAAGTGGTTAAAGAAGCGCAGGTCACCTTTCTTAAGCGAGGATACGAGCATGCGAGTTAGATCTTTTGCCGTGTATGATACTAAGGCTAAGGCGTATTTGCCGCCTTTTTTCTTTTCTGAGGTGGGCCAGGCCCACCGTTTGTTCTCTGATGCTGTTAATGATCCGAAGCATGTCTTCGGTACACATCCAGAGGATTATTCTCTTTTTGAGATTGGGTTATATGATGATGTTACGGCGAAGTTGGAGCCGTTTGGCCCTGAGTTGATTGTTACTGGTTTGCAGGTCGTGCGTGGCGAAGTCCAGCAAGATCTTGCGTTAGCTGAAGCGGGAGCGTAGTTATGAAGGGCGTTAGTCAACATTCATTTGCTCGAGTGCCGAAGGCCGAGATTCCGCGTTCGTCGTTTGACCGGTCTCACGGTCATAAAACGACTTTTGACGCGGGTCTTTTGATTCCTATTTTTGTCGATGAGGCTCTGCCTGGGGATACTTTTAATTTGTCGATGACTGCGTTTGCTAGGTTGGCAACGCCCATTTTCCCCATTATCGATAATCTTTATATGGATTTCTTTTTCTTCGCCGTGCCGAACCGTCTTTTGTGGGATAACTGGGAGAAGTTCTGTGGTGCACAGGATGATCCCGGTGACTCGATAGATTTTACGATTCCCACGTTTACGGATTCTGGCACGATTGCGACTATGGGCCTTTATGATTATATGGGCCTTCCTCCGGATATTTCCAACGTATTGGTTGGTACTTCGGCTTTGCCGTTCCGGGCTTACAATCTTATTTATAATGATTGGTTTCGTGATCAGAATTTACAGGACTCTGTTGCTCAGATTACCGGTAACGGTCCTGATGCTTTGACTGATCACATTGTTCGTCGTCGCGGTAAGCGGCACGATTATTTTACTTCGGCGTTGCCTTGGCCGCAGAAGGGTTCTTCTGTTTCTTTGCCGTTGGGTAGCTCTGCTACGATTTTGACTAGCTCTACAGCTAATTTAACTGGCACTTTGTCTGATCCTATGATCTTGAGGCGTACTGGGGACGCCACGTTGCCAGGTGCTGATACTTTGGTTAAGCACACGACCACGGGTGCTTTGATTGATACGTCGGGCACGGCTGGTAGTTCTTCTGGGAATACTTTGTATCCCAGTAATTTGTATGCGGATCTGACGAACGCTACTGCGGCAACTATTAATCAGTTGCGTCAGTCTTTTCAGATTCAGAAGTTGCTCGAGCGTGATGCGCGAGGTGGTACGCGCTATAAGGAAGTTATTAAGGCGCACTTTGGTGTTGAGTCTGCGGATCAACGTTTGGATCGGCCAGAGTATCTTGGAGGCGGTAGCCGTCCGGTTATTATTTCTCCGATTGCTCAGACTTCTGAGAGCAATACGACGAAGCAAGGTACCCTTGCGGCTATTGGTACTGTTAATGCCACGAATGTTGGCTTCACGAAGTCGTTTACTGAGCATTGTATCTTGATCGGTCTTGTCAGTGTCCGTGCGGATCTGACTTATCAGCAGGGCATTGAGCGTATGTGGTCTAGATCCACACGCTATGATTTTTATTGGCCTGCGCTTTCTATGATCGGCGAGCAGTCGATTCTGAACCAGGAAATCTGGTATCAGAATGCTGCTGCTGATCTTCTTGTTTTTGGTTACCAGGAGCGATACGCGGAGTATCGTTATAAGCCTTCTCGGCTTTCTGGTTTGATGCGTTCCGATGCTACGGGAACGCTTGATCCTTGGCATTTGTCGCAGGATTTTGCGACGTTGCCTGTTTTGGATACTACTTTTATTCAGGATACACCTCCGGTGGATCGGGTTATTGCGGTTCCTAGTGAACCGCATTTCATTTTTGATAGCTATTTTTCTATGCGTTGTGCTCGGCCGATGCCGATATTCGGTGTGCCCGGGTTGATTGATCATTTTTAGGTTACTGCTATGGCTTTTCCGGCTTTACTTGGGTCTATTCTACCTAGCGTTATTGGCGGAGCTCTTTCTTTGAAGGGCGGCAAGGAGCGGAATGTCGCTCAGAGTGCGCAGGCTTTACGTCAGATGCAGTTTCAGGAGCGTATGTCTAATACTGCTCATCAGCGGGAGGTGAAGGACTTGCGCGCAGCTGGTCTGAATCCGATTTTGTCCGCTACTGGCGGTCGCGGGGCGTCGAGCCCCGCGGGTGCTCAGGCTGCTATTCAGGATGTTATTACGCCGGCCGTTTCTACGGCGTTATCTGCTCGCCGGCTTTCTCAGGAGATTTTGAACATGAAGGCGACGGAGCTTTTGAGTATTACTGGTGCTGACGCTAACTCGGCGCGCGCGTCTTTGGCGCGCGCGCAGGAGTCAGCTATTGCCCCGGCTTCGGGGCTTGGCGATTGGTTTACAGAGCTTTTTCCTTCGCCTTCGGTTCAGCGGGATATTCGGTTGCCGGGTTTACCCGGGGCGAGTGTTGGTCCTTTGTTTAATCAGTTGAAGGACAAGGTTATTGAGAGTTTGAGACGCGTGCAGTCTCGGCCGGGTGCTTTTCGGAACCCTGTTGGGCCGCGTTTGCGGTTACGTAACCTGGAGGTGAAGTAATGAGTAAGAGAGGTATTGTTTTTCCTTCGGATGAAGGTAGGACTCGTCAGTCTATGGCTGATGAGTGTGATGTTAATTTGATTATGGCTAAGTACCAGGTTACTGGTGCGATCGATCATTTTTCTCGCCACTCGGCGAGGTATGGTTTTGCGGATTCTGTTTCCTTTCACGAAGCTATGACGGTTGTTTCAGAAGCGGAGCGTATGTTTAACGATTTGCCGTCGGTGCTTCGTTCTAGGTTTCAGGGTGATCCGGGTCAATTTTTGGACTATGTTCAGGATGAGGCTAATGCCGATGAGATGATCGAGTTGGGTCTTAGAGACCCTGTGCCTGCTCAGGAGACGCCGAAGGCGCGAACTGAGGAGGTACCCCCGGTAGGGCCGCCGGAGGCTCCTGCGGCTGTTGATGCCGCTTTAGCGTCGGATTAGACGCGTTTTGCACAGTTGGTACTTGATGTAACTGTGCTAACTGACAGGTTTTGGCTGTCAGTTTTTGTTTTTGGTGTTTTGGAGGTGTTTTGTGCGTAGACGACAGAAGATGACGCGTAAGCGTTCTCGTAAGGATTTTAGTAAGAAGAGTGGTTCTCATAAGAAGAACTACTCTACTGGCCCCATGCGTGGTGGTATTCGTCTTTAGTGGCTTGTTATAAGCCTATCGCGGCCTACCGGGATGCTGGTGGGTCGATTGGTTTCAAACACACCAAAGACTGTTACGACATCCAGCTGCCCTGCGGACAGTGTATTGGGTGTCGTTTGGAGAAGTCTCGTCAGTGGGCTGTCCGAATTTTGCATGAGGCGCAGATGCACTCAGAGAATTCTTTTGTTACTCTCACCTATGACGAACGTCATTTGCCAGCTGGTGGGACACTTGTAAGATGGCATTTCACAGATTTTATGAAGCGACTTAGGTCGCGGATCGCCCCGTTAAGGGTTCGATATTTTCACTGTGGGGAGTATGGTGAAGAGTTTAGTAGGCCGCATTATCACGCTATTATTTTCGGTTTCTCGTTTCCTGATCGAGTGTTTCATAAGGAAGTTCATGGCGAGCGGCTCTACAAGTCAGCTTTCTTGGCTGACGTTTGGGGTCACGGTTTTTGTTCTGTTGGCGACGTTAGTTTTCGCTCTGCTGGCTATGTTGCTCGGTATTGTATGAAGAAGGTCAACGGCGATGCGGCGTATGACCATTATTGGTTTTCTGATGAAGTTACCGGTGAGGTTCACCGGGTCGAGCCTGAGTACGCGACAATGTCGCGACGTCCAGGTATCGGGACCTCTTGGTTTGAGAAGTTTGGATC